CCCATGTGGAACGACCCCAACCGACAGCCATTAGCTGTCCTTACGCTATTCTAATAACAGCGTTACTTGCGTCTGCGGTTGGAAAAGATATTGTAAAACTACCTGCTGTACTTGTTTTGTCTCCACCGAAATCAAAAACTGCAACAGATGGATCACCTGTAGCTGTGTCATTATAAATCATGCAACCTCTTGCAGTGACAGTAGCTGTTCCAAAAGTCAAATCAGCAAAATCAGTGAACGCAGTTGTTCCTGATGATGTAGGGTTGACGTTTGTTAAAGCTGCTCCGCCCGCAGTATAGTTTGTTCCCGATGCTTCTTGACCTGTGCTATAGGCTGTAGTAGAAGCACTCATAGTCGCAGAGCTAGTATATAAAGCAAGCTTAAAAGAGTTTCCTCCAGATGCTTTAAAGTTGTGCGTTCCCTCAAGAAGTTCTTTCTTAAAAGAAGTACACATTGCTTGTGTTATAGCCATTATAGCCTCCTAATAATTTCAGCTAAGTCCTTATGACCTTGCTGTTCTAGTTGATTACCTATTGTACACATATGGTTTTTAATCGCCTCATGCATATAATAAGCAATGATTTTGTAGCACACATTTTTAAAAGCGTGTGCTTGTACTTTAATTTCGTTTGGTGCTGTATCACTAACTGAAATAATTTTATCAGTCGCCATCTCAGCTATTTCTTCTGGAGTATGACCTCTATTTTCAGTTGTCTTAACTCCTAAATTTCCTATAGATATTTTAAAAGAATCTGTGTGCATCAGTATTTATTAGGTTCTGGGGGATTCAAATTTATATCATTCCTATCTATCATACCAACTGGTTTCTTTTTTTCTTCAGTTTCTATATCTGAAAACTTACAAACCTTTATCCCAGCACCATTTTGGTAAGTAACCTTTGGATCATCTAATCTATGATACCCATACAATTTATCTTTAAAATCAATATCAGTATCTAATAAAGATGACCTTGGCGAAATTGAAACAGATATCCCTGCATCCATACATTTAGCTAACCAAAACTCAACACAACCTCTACCAGCCTCTGCAAAGTGCATATTGCTTTTATAGGTAAAATCTACCCCAAATATTGAAACACTCTTTACTTTTGACCACAGTGCATAAGCAATAGCATAAGGAATTGTGTTATTAAAATAAGAACACCCTAGCTCTTTTACAACAGACTCTAATGGGTATTCTTCAACAGCAGGAACCCTCTCATCTAGCTCACAAGAATAAATGGGATAATACGCAGTTGGTAAAACTAGTCTCATCATTTCTGTCATAGAACCAGCATCCTCAGTGTCAAAAAAACGACTCATTGGGTCTAATATAAAGGCTCTATCTATGCGTGGCAAAACGCCTATCATGGCATTTACTGCCCATACTTCATCAAACAATACGCTATGAACCTGTGATAAATGAAAATCTATTTGGCTTTGTCCCATTGCAACAATTGCAATGTTTTTATCTTCCATTTTTTTAGAAGAGTTAAAGTTGTCCTGCTCTGTAGGCATCGTTTCTATCTCTGCCTTCTCCCAATATTTTAAGCCTGCCTAATGCAGATTCATATCTTGTGTTATAAACAGACATCATATCCTGTTCACCCTTCATATACACATACCCCTCAAGCAAACAAGCATAAAGCAATGCTGATGGAGCATTCGTTGATAACCATGTTGTTCCAGAATCACCGCCAGCAGTTATTGAAGCTGGTCTATAAAAGTAATGCAACTCCACGTTGTAAGCAGCATCTGGTGTGGGAGCTAATATAAAGTAATCATTATCAAATATACCATAATACTCTGGCTCTCCTGTTGTCGATGCGTTTGGGTACACCTCTCGAATCCAGTTTACATCCTTATTCATTAAGAATGTTTGATTGCTACTGGCTGTATACGATAGAGAATAAGGTGCTAAAAAATCACTTGGGATACCTAAATACTGGTTTCCTAAAGACACAGAACCTGTTTGGTTCTTTCTGAATACAGGTAACTGAACATTCTCAAGAATACGATCCTCTGCCTGTTTAATCATATCGGGCAGATATGTAGTAAAAGAAGTCTCACTATTCTGGAGATAATTCTGTATTAAGTTTTTTAATTCAGCATAAGTCATATTTAACTCGTTGTTACTTTAAGCATTCCTACCTTACCATGCATATCAAGACCCACTGTTCTTGATCCAGCAGCAGTAACGCCACCACCAATAGGATCAAACGCATATAAGCGCCTACTTTCTGCCTGAGCTTTATCAGGTCTTGGGTTCTCCAAAGAAATCGGATCATCAACAGGCATTCTGCCCAACTGATATTGGGGTTGATCCTGATCAAAACACTCTGGACAAACCAAGAACCCACTAAGTCTTGTGTCGACAACTTCATCTTTTAGCTCTTTTAAATCGTAACGAAATCCACAACGATCACAAAATCCAAAAGCATATTTACCTTCTGCAAACTGTGTCATTAATTATAAGATATCCACGGCACAAAACGAAAATTCGCTTTAACCCTATCTTCCTCAGACGCTAGTTGCCATTGTTCTTCATATTCTTGTTTAAGAATAGGTAATCTGTCAGTAACTTCTGGTCTTTTCATGGCTATATAATAAGCCAAGCCAGAAACCAAACAAGGTAAAAACCTTTTAGGAACATCCATATTATTGCTGCCGGGTGTACCGCTATCATAAATTTGTCTTATACGATAGTAAGCAACAGTATAGGTTTGCGTATCATCGGGTACGGGCCAAAGAGTATATTGTGGGGTTGTTGTTAATCTTTGAATCCAAATTTGTGTTGGTTGTCCTGTTTGTAATTTATTGGGTATATCTGAATATTGTGTTGGAGAAATTCTGGTCAATTGATAATCAGTTTGACTAGAGCTATCTCCTACATCCAAGCGTAAATGCATTTCCATTAAATCAATCGTATCATCAGGCAAAGTATAGGTTGCGGTATCAGCAGTTAAAGTCTGTGTTCCACTTTCTATTGTCCATAAGTTGATTCCACGATTCTGCCATTCAAGCATCATCATATCGATACTACGTCTAGCAGTACGATAATCATAGCCAGTACGAGCCTCTAAACCTGCTCGTTCATAGGCTTCTTCAACAATCTCACCTATATTGAGATTGAAATCATTGGTGGTTGCAATAGCCATCTAATTAACCATTTTTTCTGAACTTCTGTGGTCTAGCTGCACCACTGCCACGGGCAATAGTATATTTCCCATAGGCATCAGTTTTAACTGTACCGCCTTTGGAATATCGCCTTTTCTTTGTTGACTTTGGTTTGCTAGATTTAGAATCGTAATAACTTGGCATAGTCTGCCCTCCCGATTGTTTTCTTTTCGCTTTAGAATGGGCTATAGCAACAGCTTGTTTCTGAGGATAACCCTCACGCTTTAGCGTTGAGATATTCCCAGAAATAGCTTTGCTAGAACGCCCACTTTTAAGCGGCATTATTTTTTTGCTTTTTTCTTTGCTGTTTTCTTTGCAGGAGATAAAGCCTTCATAGCGGCTTGCGCTTCTTTCTTCGTCATAAGGGTAGCATCAACAATGATATCTTCACCATCGACTGTTTTTGCTACCTGAAAGATAGGATCACCACTGGGGACTCTTTCTCCATTTTGAACTACTTTGTACTTAGCCATAATAATTCCTAACTTGGGTTAGTATAATGTTTAATCACAGTCATAACGATAGTATAAACATCGCCACTACTATGACCAACCGTTGTAAACTTAACATCCCCTGTTGCGCCAGTTCCCGCATTATCAGGAACACCACTAAAATCAGAAAAATCAAATTCATCAGACCAGTCAGCAGGAAGCTGAATAGCCAATACATCGGTATCAGCGTCAAATAATATTTTGACACCCATGCCGATATTGCTGAATGAAATTTTTTCAATGCTTACTGAACTACAAGACATTCCTGTTACTGGATTAGTTGTTAATCCAGAAACATCAATCTTGGTGACGGCACTCTCTCCAGTACCGTCACTCACATTAGTAAACTTGAATATAGCGTGTTGCGCACCATCTTGGATGGTTTGTGTTGCTACTGCGTCAGCCATAATCTACCCCCTATTAAGCGTCAGCAAATGGTGTTACTAAAGTTCCTGAACCAAGTAACTGTGCTGCAACATGGTATTTAGCGCTTGCCATTGCAGTAACTACTACAATGCTTCCTGCTAAACCGCCTTTAGTTGATCCGTTTTGTGTAATAACATCATTGGATGAGCCAGAAATAAAAGTTTTCCCTGCTGCGCTGTCATCAATACCAGTATAAGCGCCACCGACAAATTTGTCAGTGCCGTCTGTTACGATGTCCATGTCTGTTGCTGCCGTTACGACAATAAAAGTGAATTGTGCGCCCAAATTACATAATTGATTTGGGTCTGTTTTATCATCAGGCTCTGTTACAACAATGCTAGGCAGAGTAAACACTCCATCTGCATCATTACATAACAGCGCTCTACCAGCATGGCTGGCTACTGTGATAGTTGTGTTAGCTGTTAAACTAACAACGGAATTGTAACCTGCGTTTATAAAACCAGCGAGTGATCTTACAGGTCCTGAAAAGGTTGATTTTGCCATAATTTCCTCCATCGGAAATAAGTCCTACCGTCTTGGCATTGTCTGCTAGGTCAGTCTGTAGGACAAGTTAACCCTAGAAAAGTTTGATGTGGGTTGAGTAAGAAACCCCCACATCACGGGTTCCATAACAAAAATTAAGCTCCTGAAGTTCCGTAAGCACCAAGTGGATCAGACACGCCGAAGCTGTATCTTTCTCTTGACTTGTATCTTACATTACCAGTATCAAAATCGCCGTCCATGCTCGTTTCCAAAGAAGTTCTAACAAAATGTTTGAATCCATTTGGAACATCAGTCATTAAGAACCATGCATCAGTATCAGTTAGATAATGATTCACGGCATAACCATCGGGAACAACGCCCATTGATTTAATCGCATTAATATCATTGTCAGCAGTACTCACTCTGAGATCAGACTGTAGTATCCGTTGAGCAACAAACATCAAGTTAGGCGGTATAATCAATTTCTTTGGTTTAGCTGCAATCAGCAAACCACGCTCATCTGTCCAACCAGCGATTGTTATAATGGCGGCTTCTAGTGAAGTCTCATTAAGATCAGCATCGGTTGAAGGTTTATTAGCGTTTGTTCCACCAGAAACAAGAGGATGAGAGGTGCTGAATAAATCAACGCCATCACCTGTGTCATAGTCTCCAAACCCTTTGTTTAAAGGATAAGCAGCCTTAACTTGTTTCGTGTAAGCCATAGCTCTGGCAAGTGCTTTCGTGTAGCGAGCAGAAAGAGAATCATAAAGATTATCTTCCATTGCTTCTTCAGTTATAGCAAATCCCATTGCGATGGTTTCGTGGTTGTAACGAGCTGTAAAAGATTCTTGTGCGTTATCATAACTGATACGAGCACCTTCATCTTTTACTGGAGCAGCATTAAAGCCACTTAACTTGACTTCTTCTTCAAACGATCTGTCTGAGGATTCTGTCTCGTATATCTCTTCGTCTTCATTTTCATATTTGCTGTACTCTAATCCGAACAATGCATTCAAACCGGGTAAAAGTTCTTTCAGCAGTTGTGCTCTTGAAATAGCCATTTACTAAACTCCTTATATTCCAGTTGTATTGTCCATGAGGTGTCCAGCATTAAACTTGACGATAACATCAGTGTAACTATCACCAACTGCCGAGTTCGGTCCATCAACGAATTGAATGATACGAACTGGTAGCGTATTGGTTGTAGCTGCGGTAGATATATCGACTGCGTTTTTGCTAGTACCTATAGAGGTTGAGCCTGCTGTTTGAATGACTGCACAATTAGTTCCCAAAGTAGCTTGTGCGGCAGAACCATCACATTGCATTTGGAAAGTAATGTCAGGATCATCCATAACATAGGCTACAGCATCAGAAGCGGCAGTAGAAGCGGGCCATTGTTGATTAAAGGTCTTTTGATTGGTGCTTGGGTCGGTGTAAGCACATCCGACAAAAAGACCAATTGGAGTTAAAGAAGTCGTACCACCGTCTTTTTCGACAGTACCGGCAGTAACTAACTTAACAAAGTCGCCATAAAAAATAGCAGTGCCATAAGCACTTGCAATTTTATAGTGACGAACTTCTCCACTAAAAGAGCCATTACAACTAAGTCCAGCTTGTGGCATAGCACCGTAAGGTGTTGCACTACTAGGCATATAATACTCCCTATTACATTACAAAGTTAAATTGTATAACCCCATAAAATAAAAACTATTTCTTGGAGTTACTCCCAAAAGTAACCCTTGTTTGCCTTTCTGGTTTAAGGACAGGCATTCTAGGATCATTTTCTTTAAGAAAGTTATTATCAATTCCATTCATTTGTTGATCAGCCATTTCTTCGTAGTATTCTCTACGCTGACTAACCATCTCCTGTGGAGCCTTACATAATAACAATCCACCAACTTCAATTGCACCATCCGATCCCCAGCGAGAATCCTGATCTGAAAGTATTTTCAGACTAGGTTGACTCTCCGCCTTGACGACCTCCCAGCCTTCTCTGAACTTACTAGAAACATTAGTGTTATCTGGACTACCAATCATGCTGGTACGAATCCATCTAAACACCCATCCTTCTTCTGGTTCAGGGTCGGGTAATACACTTGGTGGTGACCACGACTTCTTTCGTTGTGTGGTTTTTCGATTATACTCCTCTCTTGGAGTGCGCTCTTCAGACATATAAATATCCTCTAGTTATTTGCAGACATATCCTTAACCAATTGGTTAGCA